AATAAATGATATCTTAAATGAAGAATTAGTAGAGTTTATCCCTTTAACTAAAAGAGCTCGTACTATGAGTAAAGCACAGAAAGCTGGCAAAAAAGATATGATTGCGACTGCTGATAAATTAAACAGGGAATTTGCAGGATATATGGGAACACAAGGCAAAAAACTAAATCAAGTAGTTTGGCAAGATATTATAGATTTTCTTTCTTATAAAAAAGTTGACACTAGTAAACTAGATACTACAGCAAAGCCAAATCTAAAGAAGGTATTTAGAGATGTTGCTCAAAAAGCAATGGCGCTTCCATTCAAAGCACCAACTCCTAAAAAATCTGCTGCACCAAAGGCTACCCCAAAAGGAAATAAAGTATCTAACAAGCCAAAAGTTCCGGCTAATGTTGTTAATGTTGTAAGTAAAATGTCAGATAGTGAAAAAGTAGCATTAGCTCAAGCAATACTAAAAAAATATAGTTAATAAAACGGTAAATTTGTATTTTTAGTTGTTTCTAAATTTTCTGCTATTATTTTACCGATAATTTCTCTATCTTCTATACACATAGTGAAAGCTTCGTCTGCAGAAACACTTCCCCGCATATACCAACACAATTTATATAGTTCATGTTTTAGATTTTTTTGATCTAATTCCATTTGTTTCATTAGATCTAGAATTTCTTCCATACCTGTAGATATAATACTTACACGAAAAAATTTGATTGATCAAAAGATAGAGGAATTTCCATATTTTTAGGTGCACCGTTAGCTACATCTTCTTCATTAAACGTAACTTGTAATGGTTCCATTACAAATGAATCTTTTTGTGCTTCTAAATGATCTAAAACAGTGGAAAATACGTTCTTATCAGCATTATCTATAAATTCTTTTATAAATGTTTTGTTATCTACTATGTTGTCGTCAACTGTGATAGATTTTATACTGTCTATCATCATGCCTACTGTTAGTTCAGTAAGCTTACGGAAACTAGTACTAAACTTTTCCATTTTTTCAACTTCTGTCATGGTGTTACTGTTTACAGATGCAAATATTCTTTGCTCTTCAAATGTTTTCATACTACTATCAGTAAATTGTCTATATGTTAGTGGAGATATTTTTACTAACATATTGTCAACTTCAATTTCGTCAACATAATTTACTCTTGAAAACTTTTCTAAAGTATATCTTAAATCTATACTAAAGGATCTTTCTTCATTTAATCCTGGTATTACTTGTGTAACAGATAGTTCTGGTCCAAATGTAGCTATTCTAATAGCTATTAAAATAGTATCAAGATCAATTGAAGGCATTTTCCAAGGATCAATAATATTTGGCACACAGCTTTTTACAAGATCAACAGTAGCTTGCCCGTTCATTAGTGCATCAGGAGTTTTCATAGTTAGTTCGTCTTTTGCTGTCATGGGAAATACTGGCAATTCTCCATTTTCAGGCATATCTATTGAGCCTTCTGGGTAGAATCTACCCTTACTAGGCAATTCTAAATATAATTTAGGTTGCCGAAAGTATTTTCTTAATGGGTTAGACCCACTTGGTTGAATTTCCTGCATTGTGTTCTCCGGATAAATAATACTATAAGTATATATACAGTATATTTATGTGCGCATATAATGGAAAACATGTCTTTTGGCTGAAGAATCAAATATTTTAAATGTAGGTGGCGACGGTGTTGCAAGTGAAGCAACACTACAGAAACTTGTAGGTGCAATTGAAGCTCTTGCACGTAAACAAGGAGCCGATCCTAAATCATCAGTAGCTAAAACTATGAATCTGTATGATACATCTATAAAAAATAGTGTTAAGACTGTTGATACAAATAGAAAGGCATTAGAAAGTCATACTGATGCAGTTGACGAGAGTGCTAGTAAACTAAGTCAACTAGGAAGAGGGGCACTAGGAGTATTTTCAGCTGGTTTAGATATGGCTGTAGATACTCTTCTAGGATTTACAAAAGAATTATTAGGATCAACTGTTCAGATTACTGATTTTGCAAGGCATATTCCGATAATAGGCCAAGGACTTGCGTTTTTTACAAGTCAAATAGATGAATCATATGATACATTTGCAAATTTAAGTAAAGTTGGTGGTAGTTTCGGCGGCGACTTAGGTGATCTTAGAATGGCAGCAAAAGATCTATATATGGATCTTGGTACGCTATCTAATTTTGTAGGACAAAATTCACAAAGAATGGCAGCCTTCGGCGGCACAGTAGATGGCGGCGTGCGAAGTACACGTCAGTTACAAAGTGCAATAAGCGACGAATTAATGTTAAAGTTTGGAGCATTAGGTATAACCACTGATGAAGTTGCCGAACAGTTGGCATACTATCAATATATTGACAGAGCAGGTAGAGCAGGCGAACAAAGAACTGCACAAGAACAAGCACTAGCAGCAGCAGCGTTGACTGAAAATTTTGCAACACTTGCAAAATTAACTGGTAAAGATATTAAAACACAACAAGAACAATTAGCACTAGCACAAGCAGATATTGCATTTCAAATGGAAAGAGCTAGATTAGAACCTGAACAACGAGCTGCACTAGATAAGTTAATGTCAGAAGCAGCAGAAACAATGGGTCAAGCTGGTGTAGATAGTATTAAATTAAGTTTCTTAGGAATGCCAGCAATTAGTGAAGAACAGAGAGTATTTCAGACACTACAAAAAGAATCATTTACATTGTTAAAAAATGATTTAAATGCAATACTAGCAGGTCAACTAACAAGCGAAACTATGGCTCAAACCAAAGCTGAAAGAATAGCTAATCAATTAGAAGCACAATTAACAGCAAGTGCTGATAATTTAGAATTAATAAAAGCAGGTGCAGCTGGTATAGACGGTGTTCCGGCTACGCTACTATCTAATCTAAACTTGTCGGTAGATCAGTTATCAAAATACATAGAAGAAAATGCAGACGGTACATTTAGTTTTATGAAAGATGCATTTATTGAAGACTTCAATAAAGGAGTCATTAAAGCAGCAAACGAAGAAAGAGATGCAGTAGTATTGTTTAGAAAATCTTTAGGTGATACACGAGCAACACTTCAAGAACAATTAATTAATCCTTTTCTTAATACTGCAATTACTCCTGCACTTGATAGTTTTACTAACTGGATGCGAGAGTTTACAGCAGACGATACGGGTGAAGGGTCAAGATTTAATGTTGCAATGGCATATATCACAGGACAAATGCAAAAACTTAATCTCAGATTACAAAAATTCTTTACTGATTTTGAGACAGATCCTAAAAAAGCTATAGACGATCTCTGGGCAGATATTTCTGCAACATTAAAGCCTATAATGGATAAGTTGTTTGATATGATGGCTAGTCAGTTTTCAAGAGCGTTTAATAAAATAGTATTTGGTATAGATACTGGAACTGCTGAAGGACAACTAAAAGACTTAACAGGCGAAGGAGTCTTTAATTTATCTGATATCGGTGGCGGACTTGATGCTGGATCTCAACTATATAAAGATTTAGTTGATGCAACTGGTACAAGTACAACGTACAAAGAAACAGGATACGGAACACCCATAAACCTTCCGATGGATCCGTCGATTGTTACAAGACAAGCAATAAATGAACTTGAAAAAAGACGTACTAGTGAAGGCGGACTTACTGAACAGGAAACAGAACTTGTAAACAAAGTGTATAACGCACTAGTAAATAACAGTTATGCTAATGGCACTGGAGGATTTAAAGATTTTGGTAGAGGCACACTTTCAGTACTTCACGGCAACGAAGCAGTTGTTCCTAAAAATAGTCCTGAAGGAAAAGTACTTGACAATGCAATGAATAGCAGTTATAATAGTGCATCAAGTGGTTCAATACAGGAATTAAATAATACTATGAGACACGTTTTAAGTGTTCTTGAAAAAACATACACAGTTGAAAAAGATATGTCGAGAAGTATAAGAGGTATAGGCTCTAATACTATTAGAGGCACAGTTTTAAGATAACGGAGAATTAAATGAGTTGGAAAAAATATTTTACACCGGTACCGACAGGAGATAATCCTTCTGGTACATATTCTCCTTTGAGTTCAAAGAATACGAATTCTCAGGCAGGTCCGGCTAGGACTAATTATAGTTCGTACTTACCTGATGTATATGTTGGATCACCGAATCGTGTTGAACGTTACGGTCAGTATAATACAATGGATTTAGATTCAGAAGTAAATGCTGCATTAGATATCCTTGCTGAATTTTGTACACAGAAACACAAGTCAAATGATACACATTTTAAAATTGACTTTAAACAACAAGCTACAAATTCAGAAACTACAATTATACAAAAATATCTACAGCAATGGTGTAGACTAAATTCTTTTGATACAAAAATGTTTAGAGTGCTAAGAAATGTATTCAAGTATGGAGATCAATTTTTTGTAAGAGATCCAGAAACTAAAAAATGGTTTCATGTAGATCCTGCAAACGTATCGAGTATTATTGTAAATGAATCTCAAGGCAAAAGTCCTGAGCAATATGTAATTAAAAACTTTAATATTAATTTTAAAGATAATGTAATGACATCTCCTTATCAAACAGGAAGTAATATTACTAGCAGTAATCCTCAGTATCAACCTTCCGGCGGCGCAAGGGGTATGGTAGGACAACCTCAAACATCGACCAGTGGTAGCAGATTTCATAGAGAAGAAAACGAAATTACTGTTGATGCTGAACATGTTATTCATTTAAGTTTATCAGAAGGCTTAGACAACAACTTTCCTTTTGGTAATAGTTTACTTGAAACTATTTTTAAAGTATACAAACAAAAAGAATTACTCGAAGATGCAATTATTATCTATCGAGTACAACGTGCGCCAGAGCGCAGAGTATTCTACGTTGATGTGGGCAACATGCCATCACACCTTGCTATGCAATTTGTGGAACGTGTTAAAACGGAAATACATCAAAGACGTATCCCATCGTCGACAGGAGGTGGATCAAATGTCATAGACAGTTCATATAATCCTCTGTCAATTAACGAAGATTACTTTTTCCCACAAACTGCTGAAGGCCGTGGATCAAAAGTTGAAACACTACCAGGCGGTACTAACTTAGGAGAGATTGATGACCTTAGATATTTCACAAATAAATTGGTTAGAGGTTTGCGTATACCTAGTAGTTACCTACCAACTGGTGCTGACGACAGTGCCGCCCAATATAATGACGGTAGAGTGGGTACAGCATATATTCAAGAATTAAGATTTAATACTTACTGTGAACGTTTACAAAACTTAGTGATTGAAGAATTTAACACAGAGTTTAAACGCTACTTACTTGAAAAAGGTGTAAACATTGATACATCAATGTTTGATATTAGATTCCAACCGCCACAAAACTTTGCTGCATATCGTCAAAGTGAAATTGATAATGCTCGTGTACCAACATACACACAAATGAGTGCTATCCCTTATATTTCAAATAGATTTGCACTAAAAAGGTTCTTAGGAATGACTGATGAAGAAGTTGCAGAAAATGAACGCTTGTGGCGACAAGAAAATGAAGACATAATGCCAGCAGATGGAACTGATGCTAGCGGAGAACTTAGAAGCGAAGGAATTACAGGTGCAGGCATATCTGACGATTTAACTGGCGCAGAAGATGAACTAGAAGGAGATGTTACTCCTATCGAAGGCGGAGCAGAAGATGGTCCTTCTAGTGCAACTGATAGTCAAGGATCAGAAACAACAACAACTAGCCAAACTGTATAAATACTAACATGATACTACGTGAATTATTTTATTTTGACAAAGAAACTTTAGAGACAGTAGACGACACTACTTACGATCCTGCATCTGATGAATCTCCAGTAGATTATGACGATACAAGAAAAACGAGATTGACATTAAGCCAAATTAATAAAATAAGAAAAGCTAGTGAATTTCACAAAGAAGAACAGGAGAAGGAACTAGTATTTGTTAGACAAATGTATGGCATACAATCTAATGCTGAAGCAGGTGTTTAATAATGGTAAAACTAGATAAGTCTCAATACACAAAGTCTCAGTGGAAAGTTATCAAAGAACAAAGAAAAAAGACAAAGCAGCAAGAAAGAGAAAATCGCGAAGCTGCAAAAAAACAAGTTCAAGTTAATACAATAAGCGACAATTTAGAAAATCAAAACAAATATAAAAAAGAAGAAAGCAAAGGTAAAATTGCCTTTGTATTAGGTAACGGTACTAGCAGAGCTAATATTCCATTGTCACCTTTGCAACAGATGGGAAGAGTTTACGGATGTAATGCTCTTTATAGACATTATAAACCTGATTACTTAGTTGCTGTTGATACTAAAATGATATTAGAAATTAATAAATCAGGATATCAAAAGAAAAATGAAGTTTGGACAAATCCAAACAGGTCATATGTAAAATTTAAACATTTTAATTATTTTAATCCGAGTAAAGGTTGGAGTAGTGGTCCTACTGCATTATGGTTAGCTTCAGAACACAAGTATGAAACAATTTATATTTTAGGATTTGATTATAGAGGATTAAATGATGGCAAACATTTTAATAATGTATATTCAAACACTGCAAATTATAAAAAATCTACCGATAGTGCAACCTTCTTTGGAAACTGGATGCGTCAAACATCAAGCGTTATACAAACAAACCCAAAAATAAATTATGTAAGAGTTATTGAAGATGACTCGTATATACCAAAAGATTTAGCTAAATTTAAGAATTTAAAACACATAAATGTTAAGAGTTTTATAGAAATTATTGAAGAAACTACTAATTCGTGAATAAATGGCCTGTTTTGAGCCTATTTCTGCGCACTTTTATATCTATTAAGTAAATACATTATGACAGCCCCACACTGGTTAAGTGTGATAAAATTTATAGGAGATAGATATGGCAGATCGTAATAAATTCGAAGAAATGCTCGACCTTCTTATCAACGAAGATAAAGATGGTGCAGAAGCATTATTCCACGAGATTGTGGTAGAAAAATCAAGAGATATATATGAATCACTACTCGAAGATGAAGCAGAAGTAGACGAGTCAGATGACGAAGTTGAAGAAGCAACTGATGAAGAAGTAGATGAATCAGATGAAGACCTAGATGAAGCAACTGACGAAGAAGTAGACGAGTCAGATGACGAAGTTGAAGAAGGTTTTGACCTAGACGAGTTTGAAGTAGAAGCAGATCCAATGGATATGGGTGGCGATGCAGCAGACGACATGATGGGTGACATCGAAGATGGCGACGACGAAGGCGACGAAGAA